CGCCTGTTCTGACATTGGCTGGATCCAGGCGTAGTACCCTTTGGTCAGCGTATCCCCCGGAGACAGTTGCCCTATCGCACCGCCATTCCAGACGCCGGGGGCGATCAGACCGTTATTTACCGCCTGTTCCATAGACTGCTCTACGCTGGCCAGCAGCCGCGTTCCCCCCGGATCGGTTTGTGGTACCTTGGTTGTACTGGTGTAAAGCAGGTTATAGAGATTGTTCTGAACATAGTTTTGCAGCCAGTCGAGGCCGTGGCGCTCATCAAAAAAATCGCCATTTGCCATCACACCTTCCTGCAAAATAGCGGTTTCGTTGTCATAACGAACAAAAACGTTACCGTTTTTTGCCGCCAGCGCATCCGCCTGAGACGTTCTCAGCAGTTCCGCTGTAATACCCGGCTCCTGCTTAAACTTCAGCGTGATAGTGGTATTGTTACCGCCAAAATTCACCGTAAAGGCGCGACCAAATGCCGAAGCAGCGGCCCAGGGGGAAGAGGTGGAGTATTGTGTGAAAACACGACCGTAATTGCCTTTTTTCAGTACCGAGGCAATATCGTCCGTTCTGGTGGCGTCAACAGCCGCCGTATCCTGCGTGGTTAAACCGAAAATACGCGATGTGCTGCTGGCACCGATAAAGGCAGCAATGGCGGTGGCATCATCTGCCGACAGGTCAGCAGCAACGATAAGGCCATACCAGGCGCTGGAAAAATCGGCCAGTGTCGCTACCGCCTGAACCGCTGTTTCCCCGTCCATACCCGCAACAGGTGACGCACCCGCCGCCTGTGACAGCATTGTTAATGCGGTCAGATCGGTACCACTGTCCGGCGTGGTAGCGTAGCCCACCGTGCTGTTCTTACCTGCTGTAGATGACACCACCGTGAACCGGCTGCTGTTCGCATCCCACAGGACGGTAGCGGTGGTGATTTTTTCCGCAATACGCTGGGCAACACCGTTCAGGTTAGTCTCTTTCGATAAATCGACGCCGGTAACATTTACCGCTTTCCCGTTGACGGTAATTTTCATTGCGCCATCGGTAACACCAGTGAAGTTACTGATTTTCGCCTGTTCTGAGGTCAGTATCGCGCCGCGCAGCATTCCCGCAGAGGCTTCACTGACCCAGCGCCCGATAAAGAGATCAACCGGACGGGGGGATTGTTGATAATAAAGTGCCGCCGCCTGATATTCCGGCGCGTCAGTGCCAAAATCGGTAGCCACTTCTTCAACAGATGAATACGCCCGCAGGCGCTCCAGGGGATCAATAACAGACGATGCCCCCATTATCAGTAGCGCACCAAAATTCCGTGCGCTTGCCGCACGCGGCGACATATCGACAGTGACGTTAACCACTCTCGATACAGGTAAGCCCTGTGACATAATTTATTCTCCGGAAAAGGTGACCGGTATATCGGTCGGTGATTCAGCAACCAGCGATTTAACGTTGTATTCGCGCGCAACCTTACGGCGCAGGCGCACGGTAAAATCGTACCGGCGTACCCACTGATTGTTGATGAGTTCGGGAAAAGGAATAATGTGGCTATAGCCCGCGAGCGACAGCCCCTGAGTGTTCAGATCCGCGTTGTTCTGACTGACAGCGATCCCGTCACGAAAACGGGTCGCGTACTGCGGCCCTGCGGGGCCGTAAAAGGAAGCTAGGCATTCAATCGTCTCATGCCGCCAGAGTTCAGTATTATCTTCGGTCTGGTTAACAAATGCCGGATTATCATCGCCCGGCATATCCACCACACCAAAAGCGCACCAGTTAGTCTCTGGCGGTAATAGTGCGGGCTGTTCAGGTTGCCAGCGGGGACGAACCACAGACTCAGGCAGACCGGAAACACCGCGTAGCCAACGGCTGAGAAGCCTGTCCAGTTCTTCACCATAAACGGCTGATTCCCTGACGGGTGTCAGCCAGCCACGTTCCTGGCTTGTGTTATTGCTCAACCGGTATTCCTCCATCAAATGGCAGCAATTCACAGTGAGCCTGAACAAAACCTGCGCCATACGCGGTATAAGGATCGACAAAGGACACCCGGTAATCGCGGTTCTGATACGTGACAATATCAGCGTCACGACCCGTTTCGCCGTTACTCAGGCGTTCAGTCGTCACCACCAGTATCGCCCCGCCAATAGCCTGCCCTGCCTGCATTCGGCGGTTTTCCAGTGAGCGATCAACCGTCACCACACCCGAAAAACCGGATTTTTCTTCCACGCTGGTCGTGATGCCGTCCGCATCCGTCTGTTGAAACCGCCGCGTAACCAGCAGACTGGTATCACAGAAGTCGGGATCAAACAGCACGTCTGTTACGTCAAGATTTGGCATTTTTATCCCTCACAATGTACGTGATAGAGCGGCGATACTGCCCGGTATCGATAAGTGGGCGGGCCGTGGCATTATCAGGTGCGTTACCCGCCGCGCGGCTGTCAAGTTCCGCTCTGGCACCTTTCCGCCCCCTTCGTGCGCGGGCTGCTACCGTACTGTCCGCCAGCGGAGCAAAATCTGAGGCGGTAATAAAACGCCTTACGCCATCCGCTGCTGTTGCCCCGGCCTGATTAAGCAGTCTGTCTGCGCCAGAGATATTGCCCTCAAGTGTAAAAAGCGCTGCCTGTTTAAGCATGGGCAGCGTTTTGTCCTGTACCGATTTAACACCGGGTTGCAGATGTGGCCTGGCCGGAATATTTTGCGCAGGAGAGCCGTTTTCATTGATATAACCAATGCCGGCATTGCCGAAAGGCGCATCATCCCGCGCGGAGTTTTCAGCAGGGATACCAACCAGCACATCCCTGTTACCGATAGTCTTCAGTGCATCTAAAACAGATTGCGCCTTATCAACTCTCATCGTGACGCCGCTTTTCATAGCTGGATGCCCCCCGCGCCAAACATCATGATCAACTGCCAGAACTCAGCCCCGTAGCGGGTATAGTTCCAGAAGCCCGCGTCAGGGTTTAACGTGGCTCCTGTGTCATAGCTGACGCTGACTTTATCGACAGATTTTGAGGAAACCACCCCACCCGATGCGCCCCCGGCACCGCCCGTAGCCATCGCTCTGCTGTCAGTCGCCCACAGCACCATGTAGTGCGCGACAAAAAGCTCAACAAAATAAGGAAACAGATCCTTACCCGTGATCTTCTCGCTGAGCAGCACATCAGCCAGGTTCAGGCGAAACTGTATTTGAGCATCGGGGTATCGGGTGGTGTCGGAAAACTGCGGGAAAGCGGTACGAAAATCACTTACTGTTGGAAGGTTTTGGTTTTTTGCCATCGCCATCCCCCCCGGCAAGCAGTTCCGCTATCTGCTGATTCAGCGCTTCAGTTTGCGCTTTTTTCTCGTCCACCTGTGAAGTCAGATCGCGGATGGTCGCGTCACGTTCTTCAATTAGGGCTTTCAGGGTTTCAATCTGTGCCTGATATTCGTCGCTGTTATCCGGCGCAGCAATATCGTTTATCTCTGCGTGCGCCTGGGTGAACCAGTGTTCTGCTACGGGCGCGGGTACGTTATGCCGTCCACGGGGAAAATCCTGTACCGTTCCATCGGTCAGCGTCAGGCTGAATGGCGTGTGTACAGTAATGGCAATCAACTTTTCTTTGGTCATTCAGGTGTCCTCTGGCCCCGGAATGGGGCCGTTCCGGTTATCAGATGCCATCACAATAAGACAGCGTTTCGCGGTACACAGGCTCGACGGCACCCAGCTTGCCGTAATAGGTCACAATCTGGTAAATGCCACGATACTGCACAGGAATGCTCTGCAACGGCACCAGCGGGAAACGCACATATTTTTTATCGTTGGTGTAAGCCACCATGCGATCTTTACCGGAGACACCACGACCTTTCAGCCATTTCACCGCGCGGATATCCAGCGGTACACCATTCTGGTGATAGGAAATGGTGTTGGTTTTCAGGTAGGTCAGCAGTGACTGATTACCGGCAGAGGACACAATGACCGATGACAAATAAGCAAACTGCTCTGGCGGCAGCAGTAAATCCGTTGGCACAACCGAATAAGCAGACGCTTTCCAGGCATTGGTAAGCAGCGTGTTAATACTGTCCCGGATCTCATCGGGGGTTGACTGCGCCCAGGGCTTAACCGCATTGCTCACCGGCACCCTGTCAAGATTCAGCAGCCCTTTAGCGCTGAGACTGGTATCACCGATATAAACCTGCTCGTCGGCGTCCATATTCCACTTAAGCTGCATACCATCATATTTCTGCGCATCAATGGGACGACCAACCTGCTGCGCGGCCTGTAATTCAATGACCGTCCAGCCAAGCTCCATTCCCCACAGAGAAAGCGGGTTACCGTCTTTATCGATATTGACGTTTACTCCGGCAATCGCCGTGGAATCCTTGCCGATCCAGTTTTTGCCGTTAGGATTGGCACCGCTGCCCGCCGCACCAAAGCTGGTGTTAGTCCAGCTTGAAATATCATCAGCGATAGAAACATCTTCACGGAACTGAACATCACGCGAGTAGGTATAGCCCACCAGCGGTAAATTCAGGGTCTGATCCAGACGTTCCAGTTCCCCCACAAGAAATGCACCGGTACCGTCCACAGTGCGTTGGTCAAATGTCAGCATGGTTGCCTCTTAGATTTTGTATGAAATTTCGACGTTGCCATCAGCGTCACCGGCACCGGTAAACTGCGCATTTGGCAAAATGGCCGTGTTAACGGTGGCGCTTTCGCCCTCGCCCGTTTTTTCTTCGGCAACAAGGAAAGCACCCAGAGGGCTGGTATCGGTCGGATTCGCCACGCGAACATAAACCACACCACCTTTGGTAACCCTGGAGGCATCCCCCTCAACGCTGACGGTCATATAACCGCGTTTCAGGGCATCGCCGGGGAAGTTTTTACCCTCGCCGATCTGTCGTATCCAGTCAGGTGTTGAGGTGGTCGGATAAGGCCGGACATAGATACCCTGAATTTTTTCAGCGGTATCACCCGCCGTCAGGGGAACAAAATAATCACCGTCATATTTCCCGACGAGGCCATATACCGGGAACGAGCGGGAGGAGTCGATAATGACCGGTTCAATGGTCAGATCCTGCGGACGTGACACAGCCCCGGCGATGCCAACCGGCATCCGGTACAGGTATGCATTGCTCATTGAATTATCCTTTGCGGTTAGACCAGAATTCGCGGTTCTGTTTGTTCAGATCGGCGATGGTGTTTGCTGTCTGGCGGAAGCTGTCGACAGTACGGGTTTGGGTATTGCGGGATTTGGCAAGCTCAGAAACAGCATTAAAGGCCATGTTCACCGCTGATTTTGGGAGTTTGTTAACATCCGCATCTCCCACAACCATTCGGACAAGACCTTTATCTGCGGTAGAAAGCACTTCACGCATAAACGCGGTAGGCTTCGTTTTTTTACTGAGATCCAGGCCGGGCATAATCAGTTCAGCCCGATACGCCGCATCTCCCGTAACAACGGATTCTTCTTCGTCTTCCTCACTGTCCGCGTCACCCACAGGCTCTCTGGCCGGAGGTTCCGCGTTATCCCCCACAGGATTAGCGTCCAGCTTCGCCAGCAGGGCTTTCAGCAGCGTTTTCAAATCATCGTCGCCGTCACCGGTAGGCTGACCGCCCATTTCCGGACCCTTATCCGGTAACGGCTGTTGCGGGTTAACCGTAATATTAATGGCTTTGGGCAGAGAGCCTTCTCCTTGATCCCCGGTAACGGAAGCCGGAGCGTTTTCCAGCAGTTCAGATGCGGTATCCGCATCGCCGGTTTTGATGGCGCGTTTAAGTCGCGTCAACCAGTTTTGTTTTGGTGTTGCCATTGTATCAATGTCTCCAATTTTGCAACGGTTTCCGGCCCTGCCTTTGGGGACAAGAGCCACATGATTACCTGTGATAAGGTGTTGCTTTGCTTTTCCCGGAGCCTGCTGCTGATATTTCGCATCATAGCCACAGGAAACCTCACGCAGCCCACTGTCGATACAGGCAATGGCCGCCCCGTCCTTGATGATTAAATCTGCCAGTAATAAATCAGACTGGTCCCCTTCCCCGCGCCGGACATCCTGAACATGGCCCACGGCCAGTTCGCGCCAGTTTTCAGGATCGACGAATATCACATCGCATTGGTCATTTTCAGGGTGAAGAATGGTGACACTCATGCCTTCGAAGGAGGCCATCGTCGCGGCATCGAACACTTCTTCCGGCGTTCGCTCGACAACAATTTCACCATCGGCATCAGGCGTCAGATCCGGCAAATCGTGTTCGCTGTATAGCTGCACGCCGGTACGGGCAATGGGCACGTTTTTACACAGCAACGAGCCGTCAGCCATCAGATAACGTGTCTCGCCGAGACGGGAAGTAAAAAGGTATTTCATATTAGCTACGCTTTACGTTTGGAAATACAGACAGCTCGTGCACTCCCTGCCCAAATCCAGATGACATAGGGAGCACTTACTGAAAGTATATTTGTCGAGTGGGAAGCCCCTGTATCAGGCTCATTATCTGAGTCAGCAAACCGAAAATCTCCGTTGCGACATGAAATAAACGCCGTTTCTGTCCCATCCGTTATTTTTATTGGTTTTTCAGTTAAAACTACTTCTACAGTCATGAACTGGCCTCTTGTTTAAGCATCAGGGTTAGTTAGCTGGCCGTGATGATTAGTGATGAACTCAGATTTTTCCAGGTAACTTTCAACGTTGAAACTCCGGGAGCCGATATATTGATAATTGCCTGTCCACTCGAAGTGATGGAATGAATTTTTACTACAGATGAATCAGTAGACGTCCATATTGCGGTACTGTCAGCCCTTGATATTGTCGAATCAGTGCTAACCTCCCTTATGAAAACGCCGATGTATTGTGATCCTTTAGGTGCCTTAGCATTCGGCATTGTGTAGTTTTCGTTATTCAATTTCTTTACGTACCACGGAGAGGTCCTATTTGTTGCGGTATCGTTTTGCAAAAAAAGATAGTTTGAGTTGAAAGTCTCTCCTTTTACGAGGGTGGTATTTGGAACCCAAAATCCCTCGCCGTTACTGCTATAAGAAAAAACAGTTTTTAGCATTTCACTTACTCATTCAAGCGGCCCTTTTTTACCCGATGGCACTCGTGGGAAAATAACCTCGCAGTAGCAACGGCAGTTCGGTAACGCCCCTGCATGGCCAGTCATACCGTCCAGCACAGGAGGTGAGTCCCAGCGGACAAACTTACCGTTCATCAGGCCGTGAGAATGTCTGACATCACCATCGTCGGCAGTGCGCCAGATATAACCTTCTGAACCCAGTGATAACGCGCGGATCTGCGTCAGCGCGGTTGAAGCCCGGCCAGTTTCAGTTCGGGCAATAAGAGTTGCGCGGAATTTAGCGACATCACCTGACGCTGCGATTTCATCAGCAAAAGGTTTCGCACGCCCCCCCGATACCACCGCTTCAATAGCCCGGTTGTGGATATCGTATATCCGATCGGCGGCTTCGAGTGGCAGTGACTTAATGTACCGAACCTGTTCCTCCACCAGCGACCGTATGGCATGACCTGTTGGCGTGTTTTCAACAATATTGCGTATCTCTGCGCCAATATTGCTGCATGACTTCCGCCACTCTTTAGCATTTTGTCGGTCTATATCACGAACAAACGTTTCAGCCACCCGCCAGGCCCATCCATCAATAATCTCGCTGTAGCTGTCAAGCGAAGCCATGATTTCAGTAACGCTGTCATTTGAACCATCGTAGTGACCATTTACGATGTCGCCCACCGCCTGCGCTATCCTGCGTAGGCTGGTTCGATAACGGGTCTCCGCCTGTCTGCTCCGGCTTCGGGTGGTCAGGTTCGCCGAGGCCTGGCGGCGCTTCGTCTTCCGCATCTTCAATATCCTCATCGGTAATTGACGCGCCAATGCCGGTAACATCTGACGTTTCGCGCAAATCAGTCATGCCCGCTTTAAGCGTCATTAACCCCGCATCAACCGCCGATGTGATGGCATTGACCGTATTAACCGCGACCGTTGAACGATCCACATCCGACATCTGCCACAGAGGGTTAAACTCAAAAGTGAAGTCTTCCGGCAGAGGAGCGCCAAATTCAGAGCGGTGCATGACCTCAAGCAGCTTGCGTAATGGCTGACGCAGGCGGCGTTCCTGCTGCGTGCTGATGTTGTCGTAGTAGTTGGCAAGATCGGCATCACCGGTAGAAAATCCCTTTGGAGACTGACCAAACATACGAACAAGGGGGATGCCGACAGCACCGCTGATCTGCTCCGCAAACTGCGACAAAATATCGTCCAGCCCGGCGAATGAGTAGGTGTGAGTGGCAAACTCATCCTTTGCATCCATCAGCGTCAGCCCTTCATTACTCTGAAACTGGCGGATAATATTTATCTGCTTGATCAGCTTATCCAGACCCGCACCGCCCATTGCTATCAGGCCGCGAAGATTCTCAACCTTATAGGTTCGCAGGTGGGCTTTATAGATAAGCTGCGCGGCCCCCATTGTGGCACTGTCGAAAGCGGTTAACCTGTCCCAGATACGTTCAACAACTGACATCCCCCATTCATTTTCAGTCATGGCCTGCTGGTAGGGCAGCGTCACGCCATCAAAACGGATGAGTCGGCTGTGATGCACCCGCCATGCGCTGAGGAATCCCCAGCAATATGCGGGTAATAAAAGACAGGCATGGAGTTTTGTGATCTACTGATTGTGTAATCAATTCAATGAGATCGCCTCTATGCCTGCCCGTCGAGTATG